CTGCGATTTCATCGCCGGAACAATAGATATAACGTCAGCGCAAAAGAACGGCTTGCCAAGTCGCATGGTGCCGCTTCACGCGACGATCTTAGAATTGTTGAAGCGATGGTATAAGGAAGATCAAGGTATCGAGCACGGCTATATAATACATTACAACGGCCAGCCGGTAGACAGCCTGAAAACTGCGTGGAAAAATGCGAAGGAAAGGGCGATGATTCAGCGGAGATTGAGAATGTACGATTTGCGCCATAGTTTTACAACAACGCTTCTCGGCAAAGGTGCAGACATAAAAGCCGTTTCGCAAATTCTGGGACATTCCAGCCTCGACATGACGCTTGCTGTATATTACCACGTTGACTCTAAGACAAAGCGTAATGCTATAGATTTGCTGGACTAACCAGTGTACCACCGACAATCAGCACAATATGGCCCTGCTGGACGTAAATCACAGTCAGCGCAATGTACTGTCAACTTTTCAATATCTTTTTCTATTGCGTCCATCTTGTTCGATATCTTCTGTAGTGCATCGCCCTTTATTGACGGTGGGACAAAAGATGACTTAGAAAAAGTCAAACTTTTCGCAATGCGTTGTGCGGCTGTTATTCTGTAATAATTTCAATGTTTTGATCGTCGTCTTTCTGGTATACATTACTCAACATATACCAATGCTTTTAGCCGCTCAATCTCTGCCGCTGCTTCAATAAGAAGATCGTCGGTTGAATCGTGTACGATTAATTTAACAACGTCATACTCACCTTCCATCCCCCGGCAAAAACCTTTTTTCTCGTGACGCTTTAACCAAGCTTTTGCTTCCTGCTCAGGGTTTGCTGCGTTGTCATGGTCAAAAGATATCACAGAATTTCCGTTGTCGTCTTCAACTGACCACACAACCTTGCCTGTTGCCGCTGCTCGTAACTTCTGCACTATATCCATTGTTGCACCTCCATGTATTACATTATGTAAAACAACCATTTTCCATATAATACCATTTCAGCGTAAAATATCAATTGCAATTTTATACAAAATGGAATATTCTGTGCGTTAGTGCATTGGAGGAAAACAGTCAGGAACCCCACTGGCCAGGGGGAAACAACACCCAGGCTATAACCACCCAGAAGTTGTGAGCGCCCCTGAGCTTGCATTTGTGGTCAACACTGGGGAGGATGAAAACTCCTCTTAATACCAAAGGTCAGATGCGCTTTTCCATGCTAACAGTGCAATAAGCGGACGGTTAGCCACGCCGAACCATGTATTTAGTGTGTTACCGAGCGGTAACTTGTACCCCGCCACTGGATAAGCTGGCGGGGTGGTTGTTTAATATAATTTTTCTCCTAAAGATTCGGCAATCTCAACTTCGTTTTTCCCAGATAACCCACGGGCAAAGTCTACGGCATATTCTATTGCTTCGTTTCTGCTCCAATCGTAAAAAAACTTTACTAAATGGTCATAATCATCAGCCAGTACCCAAACTAGATAGCAATTTTTCTCTTTTGTGACGACAACGCGCACAGTTTTTTCTCCGCTTTTTGTATCTTTTGATTCGAGCAATCTGTGTGCATAAATTATACCTTTCATGGCTTTTCCTCCATTAATTTTTTAATCGCAACAGTGGCAACACCACTTACCTTGCGTTGCCCCTGCTCCCATTTGCGGAGTGCGTGGACGCTTGCGCCGATGAGTGACGCAAGCTCGGATTGAGTGAGGTTGAGTGATTCTCGGATGGCTTTTAATTCGTCGGGTGTCATATCGGTTCCTTATTTAAAGTAACACGGTGCATAATCAAGAGGATATCCGCCAAGTCTACCCGGCAAAATGTTCCAGCCGCAACGCTCAGGAACGATCATACTTGCAAGTTCACAACGGAGAGCGTTTTTTTGAAGCGCAAAGCCTTTGTATATTTGGCGGTACTTACAATCTTTTTTACATTCTGGTGGGTTTAAGTTTCCATTATCGGCAGGTGTCGGTCTTATTGGTGATATCCGCCGCCTGCAAGTTTCGGCAATGCGCTCTAGCCTTGTCGCTTTGTCATCCATGTCATCAGCTCCGGCATTGTTCCCTATACGGCGCAGATTTATAGCACCACGACGACACACGCGAGCTTTTGACTCGCATGTGTCTTGTATGTTGTAAACCTGCAAAAATCTATGTGTTGTCATGCTGTCAAGTTTTCTCATGGTATTTAACCTCATGTTGTTTATATTACGATCATGGTAAACTACAAGCATGCTTCGAGTCGAATTTTACTGAGCCGTATTTGGCTTTTATTTCGTCAAGTTCTAAAGTCCGGTGCTTGCCTTGCTTGGCTGCATCTTCGGGCCGCCAGTACCAGGCTTTTTTCTTGCTTGCGAAGAAGCAACCGAGCGCCTTGAGTTGCGCTTTCCATTGATACGTTTCTCCGGTAAACCATATCCAGCGACCGCAAAGCTCGACAACCAGGCCGTTAAACACGACCGTTTTCTCTATAATGTCCCTCAATGCCTCTTCAATCTCCGCACTACTCGCGCCGAAATCCATAAAGCCGTCTTTCAAAATCTTCGCGTATTCACCGTTAATTGCCTGCATGGTGGCAACGTCGCCGCCGAGGTCAGGATGATGTTGTTTGCATAATGCGCGGTACATTTCTTTTAATTCGTCGTAACTTTTAACCCCTGCAAAGTATCCCATATCGTCACCTCATTTATCTCATATTAACGTAATATCCTGCGAAGCAATTATGTTTTCCAAGTGAACATTCAAAAGCTACTAAATTTGCTTCCTTGAATGTATAAAAATAACGTATATGCCCAATTGGTTTAATGTCATTGCTATATATTTCAGCAACAACGTATTTATTCCCTTTTGGTACTGCTCCATATATTTTCATAATATTGTTCTCCTGTAGATTATATATTTTTAATATTATTTTTTCTTTCGGTGTCTCGATTAACCTCGACCTTTCCCACAGCCCAGACCGCCCTAGGTCCCATCTGTGTTTTGCTCTCTTGATTACATATATAACCCATTGGGTTAATGCTGTCAAATAAAAAAGCACATCGAATAAAAAATAATTCACCGCAACAATTAGGTTGCAGTTTATTGAATGATATGCTAATATATTAGGCATGGTAAGAAAGATTGAATTTGATGAATTTTTGGAAATACTTTGCAGGGCCATTAAACACTTTCTCGCCCTGATAGACGCAGCTCGCAATAAATAGAATAGCCGTCACGCAATAGCCTCACGGTTGTTTCCATCGTCACGCCTCCGGCCTCACGATCCTATTATGGATTAGTGGGGCTTTTTTTATGCAAATTCTCGATGCATCCGGCAACAAAATACAACTGAGACAAATCGACTTTGTTCGCACCGAGGCGGTAATCAACGGTGTTGAGCATGTTGGATTTCATATTCGCGGAACGAACAACGGCGAGATACTTCCAAAGGCCGATCTGGACGAAAAAACCGAGCAGGAGATAATGGAAAGGCTTACGGAAGAGTACGATTACCTGGGAGAGCCGATACGATGAGCAAGGGTAATTCCTCCTGCCATATCCCCAACGACAAATACAGAGACAATTATGAGCGCATTTTTCGCCATGGTAATTTGAGAGACATGCGGGAATGGTTCGGGGCTGCACCGCCTGAGATGGTTGAATACGGGCCGACCAGGGAAAGGTTGCTTTATGAGGAATACGATCATAGCAAGGACTGGGATGAATCAGATTAAGCTTTCAGCGCATAAACGATTCTTTGCCGAAAACCACACAAGCGTGTTGTGCGAGTTAAAGAAAATTGCGCGTGAACAGTACCCACAACTGAATATTGTTGATGAACACATAGTTCCTGAAATGGATCGGGGAAATGACCCGCTCGGAATATTTTATTATTTTACGTTTCGGCAAAGAGCATAATGGCTGCAACAGCGAAGATAGATTGGGAACGCATAGAGCCTGATTGGAGGGTCAACCGAAAATCAGTTATGCAGATTGCCGCAGAGTACACAGAAGCGACAGGCGTTTCCGTATCTCACACAGCTATCATAAAGCATTTCAAAAAATTAGGAGTACAGCGAGACTTACGCGAAAAGATACAGGCTAAGGCTGATTCAATGGTTTCAGCGGCTATGGTTTCGGGAGAGGTTTCAAAAGTAACGACTGAAACCGACGCAACGATAATTACCGCCGAAGCTGAGTTTGTTGCAAAGGTTAAGCTGTCTCACCGAATAGGAATACCAAAGAAAATACAGTTATGCACCAAGCTGTTTAAAGAAATTGAAGAACAGACAGACGGGCAAGAAACAATAGAGTTGATGACGCTCGCATTACAGCAGAACGATATGGATAAACTTGCTGAAATAGCGAAGAAGGTTTCATCGTTGCCTGTTCGTATTAAGAGTTTTTCCGAATTGGCAAACGCATATAAGACTTTAATCGGTTTAGAGCGTCAGGCGTTTGGAATTGAAGATAATAAGAGTTTAACGGCAGAGATAACTTTCAATTCAATTCCTTCTCACCTTAAAGAGATAATCGAACAATGTCCGCGCGATTAACAAGAGCATTGCAGTACGACGCAATCCACAAACAGGCACAAGCCGAGGGTGGGACTATGCTCGTTAATGTAATGCGGGAATTGTGCGTTAAAGACCTGTTCTATCTGCTCACTAGGGTGTTGAGCCGGAAGGATGCTGATAACGATTGGTGCTATGCTCGTTGCCGTGAGATACAGAACGAGCCAAACGGAGTAATTGACCTATGGGCGCGTGAGCATTTCAAATCGACCTGCATAACGTTTGCTAAAACGATTCAGGATATTCTTGTTAATCCAGAGATAACAGTCGGCATATTCAGCCATACGAAACCAATTGCCAGGGCGTTTCTCAGACAGATCAAATACGAGTTGGAGACAAACGAAAGGCTCAAATATCTTTTCCCCGAAGTTTTATACAACGAGCCTAAAAAAGAATCGCCGAACTGGTCAGAAGATAACGGAATAACTGTTAAGCGTCAAAACAACCCGAAGGAGGCGACGATTGAAGCGCATGGCCTCGTTGATGGACAGCCAACATCAAAGCATTTCTCTCTACTCGTTTATGACGACATTGTTACGCGGGAGTCCGTCACCTCGGCGGAAATGATAAGGAAGACAACCGAAGCGTGGGAGTTATCGCTTAACCTTGGAACGCATGACGGTATCAAAAGATATGTCGGAACCCGCTATCATTTCAACGATACGTGGGGCGTAATTATCTCCCGTGGTTCGGCTAAAGAGCGTCGTTATCCAGCGACAAAAGACGGAAAGCCTGACGGTACGCCTGTATTTCTCACACCCGAACAGTTGGCAGAGAAGCGTAGAGATATGGGCAGTTTCACCTTTGCTTGCCAGATGCTTCTTGACCCAAAAGGCGACGAGGTGCAGGGGTTTGACAGGAGTAATATAAAGTTTTGGGGTGGTAAGAAGACTGACAACCTCAACGTTTATATCTTTGGCGATCCTGCAAACGAGAAACGAAAAGAGAGTGATTACACATCTTTCTTTGTTGTCGGTGTTGGAGCAGATAAAAATATCTACGTTATTACGATTGTCAGGGACAGGTTAAACCTGACCGAGCGGACAAAGATGTTGTTTACCCTACACAGACAATACAAGCCTAAAGATGTGTATTACGAACATTATGGGATGCAGGCCGACATACAGCATATTGAATACGTGCAAGAGGATGTTAATTACCGTTTCAAGATAACTCCAATCGGCGGGAATGTCCCGAAGAATGACAGGATTAGACGGTTAATTCCAATTACTGAAGCTGGCCGACTTTATCTTCCTGTTTCCTGTTTACGAGAAACATACGACGGGAAGCGAGTTGATTTAACGCAGGTATTTCTTGACGAAGAGTTGACGCCTTTTCCAGTAGTATCGCATGACGATATGCTCGATTGCCTTGCACGAATAGCTGATCCAGCAGCAAACATTGTTTACCCGAAAGAAGGAACGTTTCAGCGTCCTCCGGTTGTCAATTATGCTCCCCTCGATTTAGTGATAGGTTACTGATGGAAGAAAGAGAAGATACAGAGACAGC